ACGGCAACGGCAACGGCAACGGCTACGGCGACAGCTACGGCTACGGCAACGGCTACGGCAACGGCAGATATCCTTACAATTTGGCGGTCCGATGAACTACCCAAGCGGCTACGGCTACGGCAACGGCTACGGCTACGGCAACGGCTACGGCGACGGCAACGGCTACGGCGACGGCTACGGCTACGGCAACGGCAACGGCAACGGCAACGGCTACGGCAACGGCAGATATCCTAGTTTTTTGATTGTAAAATGAGGTAAGTTATGTTTCCTGACTGGATACCAATAGAACCATGGAATGAATTTGTAGCAATGCGAAAGAAGAAGAAAAAACCTATGAATGACTACATGATTAAATTAGCGATTGGAAAACTTGAAAAATTAAAGGATGCAGGACAGGATTTAACGGCGGTTATCAATGAATCAATATTTTGCCAATGGGATAGTTTCTACGCAATCAAAGCGCAGAAAGCTGATTTAGGTAACTGGTGGGATACGAAGGAAAAGACAGCGGCCAAGGCGCAGGAATTGCATATAATGCCGATGGTTGGTGAAACAAGCGATATGTTTAAGCAACGCATAAACCGAGTTATTCAGCATGGAGGTATCGAAGCAGCAGCAGCAGCACCAGCAAGGACGCATAAATCGGCAGAGCCAGCGACGTTCCGAAGTGAGGCAGCTAGGGCCGAACTACAAAGGGCAATTGCATTAACCAAGCGGCATTAAACAGCGTTGGACTGAATCCAACAACTTATGGGAAAGAAGAATAATGGAAAGCTTCATCAACAAAACAACGATTAAATTTGCAGCCATCGCATTCATCAGCTTTATTGCACTGATATGGATTTGGCCTTTCAATGCTGTCCCTACTGGGAGTCGTGGTGTTATCACATCGTTCGGGAAAATTGTAAGCGTAGAAGATGAGGGATTCGTTTTTCTTCTGCCGTGGAAAAAACTTGCTATTTTCAGCATTCGTGCAGAACGCGCTGACGTTGAAAATGCAGAAGGTAGTACCAGCGATACACAGCCGGTCAAAGTCAGTATGACAGTCCGTTATTCAATTGCAACAAATAACGTTGCAGAAGTCTATGAAAAATACAGCCATGATGGCGATCTGTCATCTTATGTACAGACTGCCACACAGGAGGTATTCAAGGCTGTCACGGCACGATACAGTGCGCCAGATTTGATTGCCAAGCGTTCAGAAGTCAGTAATGATATCAGTTCAGCACTGCGCGCCAAGTTATCGATTTACGGCGCTCAAGTCATTAGCATTGATATGCGTAACTTTTCATTTTCGCCATCTTACATGGATGCAATTAACGTTAAGGTTACGCAAGAGCAATTGCGACTGGGCGCAGAAAACAAGCTGAAAACGGTTGAAGCAGAGCAAAAGCAGAAAGTTGCGATTGCCGAAGCCGAAGCCAATGCGATCAAGGCACGGGCTGATGGCGATGCATATGCGCAGTTGAAGGTTGCTACAGCACAAGCAGAATCGCTGAAAATTCAGAATGCTGCTCTTGCACAAAACAAAGACGTACTGGAATTGCGCCGAATCGAAGTTGATATGGTACGTGCCAAGCAATGGAAAGGAGATGTTCCGGCGACGATGTACGGTTCTGCGCCAATTCCTTTCGTGACAAACAAGTAATTCAATCGTGCGCTCTGGCGATGCTAAAGTACCTATCAAAGCAGCGATAGGTTTTTCATTGGTACATAGAATAATCTGACGAGATTCGATATGTCGGTTCACTCACGAAACGAGTGTCAACATGAAGGCAGATTGATAGGATAGAGGCCGGTCATTTGAGTGTCATAATCGGTGTCTTGCAAGCAAACTGATGTACAACTCATTCATCCCGAGCGCCCTGTGTGGATCGCAACCACAACAGTCTGCCCCCATGTTTGTTCAATACTAGGAATAAATAATGCTTGCACGATCACCAATGAGCCGTACTAAGCCCGATCTGGTGAAATGTAAAGTAATCGGCTGCAAGGTGAAATTCAAGCCGAAGACGCCCAAACATCGGGCTTGCTGTTTAGAGCATGCAGAAAAATTAGTTTCTGATGACAAGGAAAAGCAACAACGAATTGCATTGCGGGCAGAAAGATTGCGCCATAACCAGCAGAAGGAATCGCAGAAGACGCGTCAGAAGTGGTTAGAAGAATGCGAAAAGGCATTTAATGACTATCGGCGCACTTTAGGCATTATGGAGGGACTTGGCTGTATATCTTGTGGGTCGTTGAGCAGTTATCCTCGCTGGCAAGCTGGACACTTCATCTCTGTTGGTGCAAACCGCTCACTACGATTTACAGAGGATAATGTTCATTTGCAATGTGTTCACTGCAATATGCACCAGGCAGGCGCAAATGGGCCTTATCGCGGTGCATTGATAGCCAAGATAGGGATTGAACGAGTGGAAGCACTGGAAGGCCCGCATGAGCCAGCAAAGTGGACGATAGATGAACTCAAGGCCATTAAAGCTGAATATGTGGCTAAACTAAAAAAACTGAAAGGTAAATAATGGCCGTCAAAGTATGTAGGGAATGTAAATACTACAAAGACCCATCATTGGCAGACAATATTTTCAGGCCTGGATGGATGTTTGGTCCAAAATGCTCCCATGAAAATGCACGTGATGAGGTTAGTGGAGAAAAAACTCCATGCGTCACAATGCGAGTTAATAAATGCAGTGCTGGACAGTTATTTGAGCTAAAACGACTGAAAGGTGGCCGGAATGACTAATACCGAATTGACACTAAAAGCCGCAGAAAGCATTTCTTTAATCCTTCATTCCAATCCTGAATACACAAAAGAACAACTCATGTTCAAAGCATATATGGACGGGTTAGCAGAAGGCGGCAACATCGTCGCCGGCCACGTCGAAAGTTACGCAACGATTCAAAAGGCGAAATTATGAATCCTTGGCTAATATTGCTGATTTGTGGAGGAATTGCCTTTTTGCTTTCTATTTTGGTCTTGAGGCCGGTAGAGAAGGCTGAGAAGAAATATTCCGATTTTGGAAATATAATGAAACTTCGATGCGATCAAATCTATATTGATTCGACTAGGATAGCTGAAAAAGCATATTGGAAATATAAGCATGAAGCTAAAGAGAAGTCAGAAAATCCACATCTATATTGGACAGTAAAACAAATTGATATAAAGACCGGGCGAATTGAATGTCATGTCAGCTATCCTACATTGAAGGAAGCACAAGACAAGGGCGCTGAATGGCTAAAACCATATCCAGGCATTCCACAGGATCACTATGTCGCTATTTTTTCCGATAACAGAATCCATCAAGCGGCTGGAAATAAGCTAATCTCATTGGAAAGTTTCGGTGCTGAAACCATGAAAGCAATAAGGGGCAACTCATGAAATTTAAGACTACCGCTAAAGTCACAAGCAAGTATGTGCAGACTATGGATACATTGCAGGCGATTTTGAATTCTCCTGAAAATATTGCTGAAGTTGATAGGCAAATGACAAATTTATTGTTGTATGGCACCACGCATCCTGAGCATTACAAGGAATTTCAGGCTGATTGACTTGCATTATCCAATAGGTAATGTAAGATTGAAGACGGAAAACTCCGAGAAAGTAATCCAAGCCAAAAGCTATCCCATTAACGTGCAAAGTGGGATGGTGAGTAGGCACAAAGGAAGATGCCGCGTAGGACGCAAAGGAGTTTTGAAAGCTCTGGTAACGGGAACGTTAATGGTTCGATTCCTTCATCTTCCGCCAAGTTTTGCGTCACAGCCGAATACTGGTTAAGTCGGCACGGACTGTAAATCCGTAGCGTGCTAGACACGGTCGAGGTTCAATTCCTTGGTGGCGCACCAGAAATCCCTTCATGTGCTGATTCAAGCCAGCATATGTTCACCGTAGTGCTTAACTGCACGCGGTTTTTTTACATAGTACCTATTTGACATAACATCTAGGAGCAATAATGAGTGAACTGACAGCAGAAGAGCGAAAACAGCTACGTGGTAAGGAATTCGGGCTGCCTGAACAGCGGGCTTATCCAATTGAGAATAAATCTCACGCAGCAAATGCCAAAGCTCGCGCCACGCAGCAAGTCAACGCAGGAAACCTCTCTGCATCCGCCAAAGCACAGATTGACGCTAAGGCGAATAAGGTGCTGAAAGGCAAATGATGATAAGCGGGATTGACATTCAGCATATGCAAGAGGATGCATCTGAGCAGAAACAAAAGGACTGTGAGGCTTACCTATTAACGCTGCGACAAGCTGCTAAGGAATTTCGTGAAGAAATGGCTGCTGGTATCGAATCGATGTATGGCAAAGTAATTGCAATAAAGTAACGTTACCAGAGCGATTCTGGGCGTAGTCATAATGACTACTTTGGTTGAGAATGGTTATCATCATGCCTAAAGGTGCTAAATACGGCGGCAGAGTAGCAGGAACGCCCAACAAGGCGACGAAACAATTCCGTGATACGGTTACTGCTTTGCTCGATAAGAACGCCGCCAACGTCGATCTATGGCTTCAACAGGTGGCAGAGGGAATCGGCGATGCAAAGCCTGATCCTGGGAAAGCATTGGACCTGATGGCTAAGTTGGCTGAGTTTGCAGCGCCTAAGCTCGGACGTATTGAGCATGTCGGCGATGGTGGTGGCGCAGTCATCATTCAGGCTTCTACAGTAGATGAGCGGATTTAAGCAATGCTCAAGATGCGCTGATCTGCTCCCTATCGGAGCGTACCACGCTTGTAAAAAAGAGAAGAGTGGGTATAAAAGTGCCTGCAAGGAATGTATAAAACATTCAAATGCATCTCGGTATTTGCGTGATAAAGATAAAATTCTTGCTAAGACACGTCAGTGGCAAAGTGAAAATAAGGATTTTGTTGCAAAAATAGCTAAAGAGTGGCGCGTCAATAATTTGAAAAAATGCGCAGAAGCAGCGTCTATATGGCGAAAAAAACATCCTGAAAAGTCTAAATCGGTAATGGCATCTTATGCCAAGAAGAATAAATCGATAATAAATGCTATAGGTGCACGGCGTCGTGCATTAAAAGCTTTGGCGTCTCCACAATGGTCTAATAGAAGCGATATACGAGCATTTTATGAGACAGCGGCTGGGCTAAGTATGCTGACTGGCGATTGGTATCATGTTGACCATATTGTGCCAATAAACAGTAAGTATGTATGCGGATTACATGTAGCAGCAAATTTGCGTGTAATAACGGCTACTGAGAACTCAAAAAAAGGTAATCGATACTGGCCGGATATGCCATGTTCAAACTGAATAAAAAGCAAGAAGAAGCTCAGGAGATATTAGCTGGGCCAGCTACTTACCTTATGTTGTTCGGCGGCTCTCGCAGTGGAAAAACATTCCTCCTAGTCCGCAATATCATCCTCAGAGCGCTCAAAGCGCACCATTCACGTCATTGCATACTGCGCTTCCGTTTCAATGCGGTAAAGGCGTCTGTCGTCATGGATACATTTCCAAAATGCATGCAGTTGGTGTTTCCTGGGGTGAAATACACATTAAACAAAACAGACTGGTATGCTGAATTTGAGAATGGGTCACAAATATTCTTCGGGGGACTCGATGATAAAGAACGCACTGAAAAAATCCTTGGCATGGAGTTTGTCACGATATATCTCAATGAATCCAGTCAGATTCCTTGGGGTAGCGTTGGTATTGCTATTACTCGACTGGCGCAGAAAGCGACTCAAACGATAGGTGGCCGTCCTCCAACTGATTTGAAGCCGCGCATGTACTTTGATTGTAATCCGCCTTCTAAGGTACATTGGTCATACATGCAGTTCATTGAAAAGCGCGATCCTGAAACCAAGAAGGTTATCGCCAATCCTGAGAATTACGCCTATTTTCAGATAAATCCGATGGACAATGCGGAGAATCTATCCTCTGGATACTTGACCACATTACAGAGTCTTTCCGCACGTCTACAGAAACGATTCCTTAAAGGCGAGTTCGCAGACGCCAATCCTAATGCACTGTTCCACGATGAAATAATCGACAAATGGCGTGTAATCGATGGCAATGTTCCAGACCTGATCCGCATCGTTGTTGCGGTCGATCCATCCGGCTCGGATGATGTAGATAACGCGGACAATGACGCCATTGGTATCATCATTGCCGCGCTTGGCTCAGATGGAAACGCCTATGTGTTGGAAGACTGCACTGTGAAAGCTGGGCCTGCAACATGGGGTCGCGTGGCAACTGACGGATATGATCGACATCAAGCTGATATCATCGTTGGGGAAATCAACTACGGCGGAGCGATGGTAAAGCATGTCATCCAGACGGCTCGACCACGTACGCCATATAAGACAGTGACAGCATCGCGCGGAAAAGCTGTGCGTGCCGAACCATTCAGCGCACTCTACGAACAAGGGAAAGTTCGGCATGTTGGCGATTTTCACGAGCTTGAAGACGAATTATGTGCATTCTCGACTGTTGGCTATGTTGGTGATAGATCGCCAAATCGTGCTGATGCTCTAATCTGGGCGCTTACTGAGCTATTTCCTGGCTTGGTTGCTGATAACCGAAAACAGAAAGAATTCAATCCAAACGACATGATCCCATCAGGCGGTGGATATCCTGTGCATAACTAGCAAATTGTTAAATAGAATATTTGCGCATTTAACATTTGGTGCTAATATCTGCACATTATGTCAAATGACTATCCTCAAGCCCAAGACGAAAACACGGATGCCGATAAGGTCATTCTCGATGAGGCGACAGAACGATTTGAGCGCATACAGTCGGATGATAAGGATAATCGTGACAATTACCGCGCAGATACATTATTCGTCTATTCTCCTGGTAATCAATGGCCTGATGAGGTAAGAGCAGTCAGGACACAATGGAAGGAACTCTGCCTAGAGTTCAACCAGCTTAAACAATTCGTAGCGCAAGTCGTCAATGATCAACGCCAGAACCGACCCGGCGTTCGATTCCATCCTGCTAGTGGGGATGCCTCCAAAGATGTAGCAGAAATCATGCAGGGCCTTACGCGTAGCATCGAGAATGACTCGAATGCAGAGGCTGTCTATGACAATGCCTTTCAAAGCGCAGTTGTTGGCGGTCGTGGTGCATGGCGTGTTTGCTCGGAATATGCTGATACAAACGGCTTCAATCAAAAGCTCTGCATTAAGCCGATCAACGACATGCTAAAGGTCTGGGCTGATCTGAATTATCAGCAACCTGACGGATCGGACCGCAATTTCATCTTCATTGAGGAAGATTGCCCTAAGGATGAATTCGAGCGCCAATGGCCGAATGCTAAGCCTATTTCATGGGATTCACTGGATTCCTGTTGGGGAAGCTCTGAAAATATCAAGGTGGTCGATTATTACCGGCGTGTCTGCAATAAGCGCGTCTTAGTCATGATGAGCGATGGTGCTATTGGCTTTAAAGATGAAATGCCGACGCCGCCAGAAGGAATCACCATTGTCAAAGAGCGCGATGTTGACGATTATAAGGTGGAATGGTTCACGATTGCTGGTGGTCAGCAGATTCTAGCCACATATGATTGGCCTGGTCCGATCATTCCGGTAATTATCATTCCAGGCGAGGACATGATCCTCGATGGCAAGCGCATCTATCAAGGCCTGACCCGTCATGCCCGCGATGCGCAGTCAATGCTGAACTTTGGCATGACACAGCAAGCTATTCACCTCTCATTAACGCCAAAAGCGCCATGGGTAATTGCAGAGGGCCAAGTCGAGGGTTACGAGACCATTTGGCGCGACGCCAATCAAAAGAATTACAGCTATCTGCCATACAAGCCGGTGACTATCGGCGAAAGCATGGCCCCGCCTCCGCAACGTACCGCTCCTTCCATGCCTGACGCTGGCTGGGATCGCTGGTGTCAGACCATGATAGCAATGATCAAGTCGACCATCGGTATGTATGAGCAGTCTTTGGGCCAAAAGGGTAACGAGACATCCGGCCGCGCTATTACTGCACGTGAGAAACAAGGGGATACGGCCACATTCAATTTTGTCGACAACCTGTCTCGCGGGATTGCAATGACCGGGCGCATTTTCCAATACGCATTCCCAGTCTATTACGACACTCAACAAATGGTGCAAGTGGTCAATCCTGATGATACTCGCAAGATGGTCATGATCAACCAGTCCATGCCAAATCCAGACAATCCTGCTGAAGCGATCAAAAACAACGATATTACCGTTGGCAAATATGCTGTCACTTGTGAGGCTGGCCCAAGCTATGCCACTAAGCGTCAGGAGACTTCCGAAGCCTTAATGTCGCTCGTCCAGGCATTCCCACCAGCAGCGCAGGTTGCGGGCGATCTTATCGTTAAATCGCTTGATGTGGCCGATGCGGACATCATCGCAGAGCGATTGAAGCTGATTATGCCGCCGCAAGTAATGCAGGCCGAACAAGCTAAGAAGGAAGGCAAAACGCCTCCTGATCCGCAAATGATGCAGCAGATGCAGCAACAGCAACAGCAGCTTGAGCAGGCTAAAGAAACCATGGATGCCATGCATAAGCAGATAACCGATCTGCAATCAGGCGCGCAAGAGAAATTACAGGCCGCGCAGGTCGATGCGCAAGTCAAAATGCAACTCGCTCAGGCAGATGCAGCGGCCAAGTTGGAGCAATCGCAGGTAGATGCAGACGCGGCGATCAAGAAAGCGCATATGGACGCGGTGACGAAGATCGAGCTTGCCAAAATTGACGCCGAAACAAAGATCACGATTGCTGGTATGAATACGCCACCTGAATTGTCAGTAACCGGACAACTTGTTCCATCGCAACAATTACCAGAAACACCACAGAATGCGCAGCAAAATCAAGAAGTTGCACAATAGACAAATTATTATGTAAAATCGCTGTCATTCGATAGCATTGCTACGAAAGAACAATATGAACTCAGTGCAACTCCGCGCAGGTCAGACAAGCCAGCCATTCACGGTTGGAATAGGTTCCATCGTCACTATCACGCCTTCAAGCATTGGCGGAGGTACTGGATATGTCGAATATTCCCTGAGTCCTGCGGCTGACATCCTGAATGGCCTTGGAGTCTGGAATCGTTGGCCGCTTGGTTCTGTTTCTGTAACAACTTCAAAAACAGCCTTGTTCGTATTTCAGGCACGCGCAGTTTGTATAACCGGTAGTCTATCTGCCACTTTTGGCGACCCAACAAATTCTTTGGCTTTATCCGTTATGACATGGGATGCCAATGAAGTTATTTCACAATATGACGCTACTGGTAATTTCATAGGTACAAATTCCGTTGGAACTACTAGCACAACGCCAGCATTTTTATGGGCGAATCGACCAGCAGCCACTTCTTCCAATGTTGGTCAATATATACGTATCACAGATGTCGGAGGTAATACTGGGTCAGGCGGTGGTAATTACTTCTTTTCTAATGGATTACGTTGGAAGCCACTTAATGGCAGTATCTTACTAGATGGCATCGATACAGCGAATACATCTGTCGCAAATACAACTGAACAAAATTTAAATCCTAACCATATCGTTATCCCTGCTGGCGTGATTGGTGATTTTGACCGTCTTCGCATACGATTTACAGCAACAAAAAGTAGCACTGTTGATACATCTGTAATCAGGCTTAGATTTGGTCCATTAGGGACTATTGCTGATCCTGCTATATTAACAATTAGCGGATTTTCTACGACAAATATATCGATGGGTTCATTAATTGACTTTAAACGCACAAGTGCTACGACGATTGAGAAATTAGGAAATGGGCTTACTAATAACCCATATTCTGGGTTTTCCACTATTGCATTTCCTGCTGATGTAACAATTTCTAGCATGGACGCAAATCCAATGTTCTTATCAATCACTTCGCAAATGACAACAGGTGCGGAAACTGTGTCTTTAGTTGATTACACAATGGAACTCTGTCCAACAGATTCGCAATAAGGATTGATATGACGATGACAGCATGTGGGTATCAACAAATTGCGTCAACTGGCCTTGCAACAGCGGTCGGTTTGACAATCCCTACAACTTCGCAACAGAAGCCGACGCAGTGCATTATTACGTGCGAGACACAAGCTATCCGCTGGCGTGATGATGGCGTGAATCCAACCGCTACAGTTGGCTATCCGCTGGCTGTTGGTGCTGAATTGCGCTATGACGGTAATTTGCCAGCTATCCGATTTATTGAACAAACCGCAAGCGCAGTGTTGAACGTAAGCTATTACTATGGAAACTAGCCCATCGCAGTACCCATCATCGCTTACATCTGTCTATCAGACGGCAACTCCTTTGGCAGGAGATACGGTAATTGGGACGGCAACGGCATCTAATCTGCTTACCTGGATTACGCCCGCTGGAACGTTGCTGACTTTGACTTACACGTTGCCATCAAATGCGAGTTCTGTCATTGGCCAAGTTGTGCGTATTGGTTCCTCTCAGGCCGTTACCACTCTGACAATTAATGGCGCGACAACAATATTGAATACGATTACAGCATTAGTCGCTGGTGCATGCGTGCAATTGATTAAAGTTGCTGATAACACTTGGACAAGATTAATTTAAGAAATTCGTCAGTTTTCGGTACTGTTCCTGAAAGCACAATGGCGTAACGAACAGGTGATGACAAACATAAACCCTCTTTTTTAGGAACATAAAATGGCTACTACTTACTATCTGGTTCCGGCGGGTACTGTCTCGCCGAACATCGCAATTACGCCGCAAGTATCTGTTACCGCTGGTCCGTCTGTTTTGGGCGGCTCTGTCACGCTGGAATTCGCTACTAGTCAGCAAGGCCCATGGGCTACTGCATTCACTGGTACAACTGGCGGTTCCTACCGGCCTATCGTCAATGGCTATGTGCGGATCACTGCTGTCACCAATTCGGTGAATGCATTCGTTTCCGATCTGGGCCAGGGTGCAAATGGTGATTTCGACACATTGATTCAACTGAATGCAGTTATGGCTTCGCCGAACTCGACATCTGCTGCATATCTGGCAGGCTTCAAGATTCCGCCTAACTTCCTGAGCCCTAACTTCCGTATTGAAGTGTCCGGCACATTGTCACTGACCAATAGCGCCACTGTGAAGACCCTGAACGTGTACGGTAACGGCATCGCTGGCACAGCACTGGCAACTTCGCCATCTCTGGCATCGATTGCCAATTACAACTTCAATACGGTCATCAGTGGTCGTGGCGATGGGGCAACGATCATTGGTTCCGGTATGCTGGCATCGCAGACAGCGGCGCAAGGTGGTTACGGTTCGACTACCACAGCCATTCCATCTCTGACATTCGCTTATTTGACTACTGAACTGGAAATTGTGGTCGGCGTCACCAAGGCGACTGGTACGGACACTGCGCAACTTGAAACACTGCGCGCAACGATTTACGTTTAAAACGCATTTGCATCAATGCTTACCAGTGAGCTTTTCCACTGGGTTTTGATACTTGGGAAACCATGGCTGATACTAACGAACAGCAATCATTGGCTGAAAACAATGAGGTAGTTGAGTCTGATATTGCGGAACAAGATATTACGCAGGCCAATGAAGCAGACGCATTGGAAGATTCGGAAACGGATGAGGAAAAGAATGCTCGTGCAATAGAAGAGGAAGCGACTAAACGCGCTGCCAAGGAAGAGAAACGCCAGCTAGGGGTACAGCGACGGATTGATGAATTAACCGCCGCACGGTATCAAGAGAAGGCGCGTGCAGACCATTTGCAGACAGAGATTGAACGCCTGCGACAACCTGTGCAACCTCAACAACAGGCAAGCGGTGAACCGCAACGTGATCAGTTCGAAAGCTATGAAGACTATCTGGAAGCCAAGGTTACATTCAAGGCGCAACAGATCGTTGATAAGCAATTAGAGCAGTCAGCTACGAAGCAAAAGGAAACGACGACGGCAGCCGAAGCATATAAAACGCAGCAGGCTGAACAGCGTCAATTCCTCGAGAATCGCGGCAAGCTCGAAAAAGAAATTCCAGACTACAAGGATACGATAGAGGATTGGGAGCCAAATCTTCCTGATACTGTAGCGGCCATGTTGATCAAATTGCCTGATGGCCCTTTGATTACGTATCACATGGCAAAGAATCCAAGCCTGGAAGCTCAATTTCGTGATCAACCTGAATACATGCATGGTGTGATCTTGGGGCAGTTAATCGCCTCACTCAAAAGTCCTCCGAAGGTAACTACAGCGCCCGCGCCGGGTAAGACAGTATCGACGACAAAGACAACCTCTACCGGGGATGAACCGCCGTCTGATCCTGAGCAATATTTTGCGTGGGCTACACGTCAGCAGAAAGCTGGCAAACTTCGTTAAGGAAAATTTATCATGGCAAACGGCTTTCAAAACCCAGTGATGTACACCGATGAGACTCTGCGAGTTCTCATGAACAATATCGTGCTTGGCAAAAAAGTATCACGCAAGCACCAAAAGGAATTCGGCAAAGACTCGATGAAGATTGGTGACACAATCAACATCCGTCGTCCTGCTCGATTCACTGTTTCGAGTGGTCAGGCGTTTCAAGGCCAGGACTACACCGAAACATCGATCCCGCTGGTGGTCAACCAACAAAAGCACATCGATACGTCTTTCACAAGCGCCGATTTGACTTTGAAGGTGCAAGACTTTTCGGATCGCGTCATCAAGCCGGGTGCAATTCAGATTGCTCAGCAAATCGATATCGATGGTTATATCAATGCGAAAAACACCATCGGCAATCTGACCGGCACTGCCGGCACTTCGCCGAACAATGTTTCGTTCCTGTTCGACATCGGCAAGAAGCTGGATGATTTCTCCGTTCCGCGCGATGATCAACGGTTCTATGTTGCCGATCAAGGCACTACAGCATCGCAAGTCGCCGCACTGACTGGTTTTTTCAATCAGCAAAAGATGGTCGGCCAACAATACGAAGACGGTATCTTCGTTGATGGCACCAATACCATTGGCCTCAAGATCGCCATGTCGCAAAACGTGTCGCGTCAACTGGTCGGCCCTCTGGGCGGTTCGCCAGTGGTCAACGGTGCATCGCAAGGTCTGGTATCTGGCTGGGCTAACACTGGCACATTGATTACCAATGGCTGGACTGCTGCTGCTGCTCTGCGTCTGCGTGCTGGCGATGTTTTCACTGCGGTCGGCTGCAATTCGGTCAATCCAGTGACAAAGAACTCGACAGGTCAATTGATGCAGTTCGTAGTGTTGTCGGATACATCTTCGGATGCTTCTGGTAATGCAACGATCAGCATCAGCCCCGCGATCATCACTGCTGGCCCATTCCAGAACGTCACTGCATCGCCGACCAACGGCGGTGCACTGGTTGTCTCTGGTACTGCATCGACAAGCTATGCGCGTAACCTGGCATGGCATTCCGATGCATTCGAACTAGCTGTAGTCAAGATGGTTGACTTAGCTGAGTTCGGCGGCTGGGGTGCGGTCCGTTCACAAGATGGATTTGCACTGCGTGTGTTCCGTCAGGCAGCTATCTCATCTGACACTGTCGGGAATCGCGTCGACTCTTTGTATGGGTGGGCCAGCCCCTATCCTGAACAAGCTACGCAACAGGTTAGTGCGTGATGTATTGAAATCATAGCATTGTGACTGTATAATCTCCAAGATGCGGATATGTCCCCGTTAATCTTGGAGATTGTTATGAAACGATGTTGTGTAGATGGGTGTAAAAAAGAAGCTAGGGCAGATAGTTATTGTTGGAAGCATCACAACCGAAGTATTAAGTATGGCGATCCATTAGCTGGTCCTCAATATTATGGAAATCTTTCTCCCCAAGAAAGATTTATGAAGTATGTTGATAAGACTGCGAAAAATGGATGCTGGCATTGGATTGGTGCCATTGATAAAGGATATGGGAAGTTCAGAATCGATGACAAAAATGTGTATGCTCATAGAGCATCAGTACTATTTTTTCACAAGCCGAATGTAGACTTTTCTAAATTGCTTGTATGTCATAAATGCGATAATACGATGTGTGTTAATCCAGATCATTTGTTTCTTGGAACACATCAGGATAACGTTGATGACAAGATGCAAAAAGGTAGGCATGTTTCAACAAAAGGTGTTGATAGTCCGCATGCAAAATTGACAGAGGAAAATGTTTTATATATTCGTGACTGCGAAAAATCAGCGGAGCAGCTAGCAATAGAGTTCAATGTTTCTACTTCGAATATTAATGCAATTCGATCTGGAAAAAGATGGAAACATGTTGGTGGCAAGATCGTAGTAATTTCGAATCACGTTTCTGGCGAAAATCATCCGATGAAAAAATTGGATGAAGAAAAAGTTAGATATATTCGGAATAGTGATAAAAAAACACGTGATATTGCAATGGAATTAGGGATTTCATACGTAACTGCTTATGAAGTCCGTAAGGGTAAAACATGGAAGCACGTCATCTAAGGAGCCTCAAATGAACGAAATCGATTACAGCGAAATTAAACAACCTCAGGTTGTCAGTGCGAATGAGGAATGGGAACCGCCAGTACATAAATATTTCGGTAAGAAGCTGCCGAACGGTAAGACTGAGAAAGAACCGGTTTATACACATCAAGAATATCCTCGCTTGATGTACACGCAAGCCGATGGAAAGATCAAAGCCCGCGTTGTCGCTTCGGAAGAGGAAAAGATTGCGCTTGGCGATGGTTGGGAAAAGACGCCGGCAGCATTCGGCTATATCGGCGCACCTTCTTTTGAGGAAGCACTCGCGCTGAAAGATAAGGCAGCGGTAATTTCGGCCGACGCCGTCGATGCTCCTAAACGTGGCCGCCCTGCGAAAGTCGATTAATGACAACCGTTGCGACACTTGTTAATGATGCGGCCTACGATGCGCAGATACTAGGCCAGGACCAGACTTTATCCTCTGGCGATGGTCAACTACTGTTGCGCAAATTAAACCGCATGTTGGACTCGTGGAGCAATGAGAAGCAGTTGATTTATTCGAATACTGTGCAGACATTTTTGATGACGCCTAGTGTTGCGACGTATTCGACATCATTGCTTGCGCTGGGTCGGCCAGTATCGATTGATTCGATGACAGTTACGTTGAATAACATCGACTATCCAGTTGACATGATTGATCTGCTGAAATGGAATTCGATTACTTATAAGTTGACCGAAGCAATTCCAAATCAGTGTTATTACAACGCCGGCATACCGAATGGCGAATTCAATTTCTATCCAAGGCCATATGCGCAATTCTTGTGTACGGTCTATGGTAGTTACCAGCTTGCGCAGGTTCCATTGCTTCTCGCTACAGATTTGATCCTGCCGCCAGGGTATGAGGCTGCTATCGTTGCCTGTCTCGCTGTCGAAGCATGGAACTCGTTCAAGAGCGGCGATCCTTCCCCTTCAATGGTCAAGAAGGCAATCGAGACCCGCGCCGTTATCAAGCGTACTAATTTTCAACCGCTGGAAATGGCAACACCGTTTGACCATAACGATGGCGATATTTCTAATGCATTTTTATATAAAGCCTTTTGAGGAAATAAATGAATACAACTACACGCGTCGAATATGCATCTATTGCTGAATCAGTAGATGATTTCCCTTTGCGTATTTTTTCAGATATCGTGGTCATTTTGCAAGAAGTCGAAGAAAGAAGTAAGGGCGGAATTATCTTCTCAGTTGGTAGTGAGGAAGCAAAATTGCCATGCGGGCGCGTTGTAGCGTGTGGTCCAGGTCGTATCTATACCTCAATGATGGATGCAAGCGGCGAGAACCAAATCGCTTACTTCGTACCGATGGAAATTAAGGTTGGAGATTGGTGTACATTTGGTCGCTTTCAGACTGGTGAGCCACTTGAACTGAATGGGAAAACCTATATCATGGCACGTGCTGGCGATATTGCCGCCGTGTCAAAATCCGGCGATCCAGTTCCTTTGCGCTTGGCGAAAGTCGGCTAATGTCTCAAATTCATGTCTTCGGCATGGGAATTGCATCGCGCTCTCCCTATGTGACAGCGAAAAAATTACAGAATGTCTTCTGTGAGACTCGCCCTGCCGGAGAAAAGTCTATGATCGTTGGTTATAAAACGCCTGGGTTATTGCAATTTGCAGACGGTGGAGATAATCCAGCGCGTGCGCTTTATTCGTTCGATAAAACAGATTCAGGCTATGGCGTTTTCCTAAATGAGTTTGTGAATATCGGTGGAACTGGATCGATTACCAATATTGCACCGATTCAAACGTTTAATGGAAATATATCAATCGCGGATAATGGCAATCAGATCATGATTGTAGACGGGACGTTTGGCTATATCTACATCGTCTCGCCTGTTGTTCAAACGATCTCTTCTATTACCCGCGTAGGAACGACAGCAACGCTTACTACGGCGTTACCGCATGGTTTGGCTACTGGTATGCAGGTGACGGTTTCCGGGGCTTTACCGGCCCAATACAATGGTCTGTACACGATTACGGTAACGAGTCCGACAGTCTTTACTTATGTGATGGCTTCCGATCCTGGCGCGAGTGCTTCGCCGGTCGGAACATATGCTGTTACATTGGCATTTGCTCGTATCACCGATCCTGATTTCCCTGTCAATCCAGTCACGGTTGCATTCCTTGCTGGCCGATTTGTCGTCAATTTCTCGCAACAAGGCCGCTATTATTGGTCAGATATTAATGATGGCACTTCTTGGGATGCGCTTAATTTTTCCAATGCAGAAACAAGCCCTGATCCGCTTGTAGCAATCTGGCAATCGAATGGTCAATTAGTTTTGTTTGGATCGCGTACTACTGAATTTGCAGGCGTCAGTAGCTCATTAGATGCTGCCTTTGTATCGATTAAAGGTACTGCATCTGAATGGGGACTTGCTGCCGCTTTCAGCGTTGCAAAATATGATAATACACTCGCCTGCTTGATGCGCGGACGCATGGGGCAAGTCATGATCGCCAAGCTGAATGGTTATGTGCCACAGCGCATGAGTACGCCAGATATTGAATTTATCATCAATGGTTATTCGACTGTAAATGATGCGGTCGCATATAGCTATATGCTAGGTGGTCATGCAATGTACGTGATTAATTTTCCGACTGCTGGCTTTACATGGCTGTATGATGGTTTCACGCAGATTTGGACATCGCTCAAAAGCCATGGCATTAATCGTCATCGTGTTCAATTAGCATTCTCGTTTTTGACATACACAATTGCATCAGATTTTGCAAATGGATTGCTTTATCAAATAACTGATCAAGCATATACCGATAATGGTACGCAAATTGAATCAGAAATTATCAGCGAAAATATTAGCGATCCTGATTTGAATCGATTCTCGGTCAATAAATTCCGCGTAGATATGCAGGTTGGCATGGGCGATAACATCGTTGAGCGTCCTCAGATTGGGTTATCCGTATCGCGTGATAATGGCAAAAACTTTGGCGCTGAGATGTTGCAGGATGTAGGTCCGCTCGGAGATTACAGTAATGTGGTGGAATTTAATCGGCTTGGCGTATCGCGCGACTTTGTATTTAAGTTACGCATGAACGACGCTTTCCCGTTCATTTTAGTTAATGCCATCATTAATCCAAAGGACTGATATGCCATCCCAAATTTCACAACCTCCGCAGGGTTCAAATCCAGATTCCGTGCTTGGCATTGGATGGCAAGAATTTTTCGGTACTGCTGCTAATTTATTGGATGCGATTACGCAAAGCGGTATTACAGCAAATCGCCCAGTCAAAGGTTTATTTGTTGGCCGCCCTTATTTCGATACAACCCTTGGCATTCCTATTTGGTATAGAGGAACTACATGGGTTAATGCTTCTGGAGGTGTAGTTTGAATACTTCTGAATTCCACGCAAACGCAAAGAATCTTCCTCAAATTGAGATTGAGAAAAAACTGCATTTGACGGATAGCGTTTTGGGAATGGAAATGGCTATTCCTGCCGGCACGATGTTTGGTAAGGAAATGCATAACTATTCTCATCTTAGCTTTTTGATGAAAGGTAATGCGATTGTAAGAAGCGGTGAAGAAACTATCAATCTTGTCGCGCCTTCCGTCATTGAAATTAAGGCAAATGTTTGGCATTCATGCGAAGCTGTAACAGATGTTATTTGGGTATGTGTACATAGTGCAAAAGAAACGGATATCACAGATCATGAATAATCCAGATTATGAAAATGGCAGAACTATCTCTACAAAAGACTTCAACTTGGTTGCTCAGGGCGCTGATGTACGGCTCTACATGGAGCAGTTGATGGCGAATCAAGACCTGTTTGGCATTCGTGATTTCAGAACCATTCCTCGTTATGGCGGTGAATTATCCCCACATCGGGAATCACAGGATATATGGGTAAGGCATCAGAAATACGCTGATATGGGAGCTTACGATACCGAGGAAGGCAAGGATTGCCTGATGAAGCCTGCCATTTCAGAATGGTATCCAGAATCTTTAAGGCTTCCCGCTGCAAAGGACATGGCCGAATGTGTTTGCAAGACTGTTGGCGCTGTTCAGATGGGAGGGCATTACATCATTAAGATAGGCCCTGGAAAAAAGGTCTATCCACACCGTGATTTTTCATGGCATAGCACGTATTACAACAAGTATTTGATCGTTCTTAAAACACAACCCGGCGTTGTTTTTGGGTGGGAGCACAGCGGGAACATGATTCCTGAAACGGGTGACTTATGGAATTTTGAGAATAATTCCGTTCACTGGGTAAATAATGATTCAGACGAAGATTTAATCATTGCGACGTTTAGCATACGCACATTCGATATGGATAGACAGGAAGCTGTTTTAACCGGAAAGGTAGGGTAATAATATGCCAGCAGGATGGGCCGCAGGCGCTGCCGCAGTAGGAACAATCGTTGCAGGATCAATGGCAGCAGATGCCGCTGGTAATGCGGCAGATTCGCAAGCTCGATCAGCACAAGCATCGATTGATGAACAGCGTCGCCAGTATGACCAGACGCGAGCAGATCAAGCACCATTCATGCAGACTGGCGTTGCAGGTAATGCCAAATTGGCTAATCTACTTGGCGTCGGTGGTGATAGCACAAGTGGAGACTATGGGTCTTTGCTGAAGAAATTCAGTTCCAGTGATCTTGCCAATGATCCTGTTTATAACAGCGGTCTCCAATTCGGATTGGATCAAGGTACTGGTGCTATCAATCAACGCGCGTTGCAATCTGGCGGCTATGATTCAGGTGCTACGTTGAAAGCCTTAACGCAATACGCCAATGACTATGGTTCGACTAAAGCAAATGATGCATATAACCGATATAACACTGATCAATCGAATGTTTATAATCGATTAGCTGGAATTTCTGGCGCCGGTCAAACTGCAACTAATCAAGTTCAATCAGCTGGTACAAACATGGCAAATCAGGTTAGCAATTCATTGACCGATCAAGGTAATGCGCGATCTGCCGGAATTATTGGTGGAGCAAATGCATGGGGAAGTACAGCATCTGGGTTGAATGGCATTTACCAAAACTATAATAGCAATCAGATGCTTCAACAGTTAATGAATGGCTCTGGTAGTAATACAACTGGCTATGGCGGTCAGGGAACATATGGTGATGGCTCTGGATTTACGCAAACTGGCAGTTTGTCTTAAGGTGAATAAAAAATGGCACTGAATCCAAATATCATTTTGCAAGGCCAAACGCCAAAGTTTGATATGCCTGACCCTATTGCGCAATATAGCAAGGGATTGCAGTTAAAGGGATTGATGCAGCAGCAGACATTGCAGGATCAGGCCATGGCAGATGATCAGGCGACGCGTTCGGCATATCAATCAGGTGGTGGTGATACATCGGCAGTTTTAAAATCCTTGATGCAAGGTGGAAATTATAAGGCTGCTGCTGCATTACAAAAGCAATTAAATGATCAAGCTGCTACTCAATCAAAAACTGGTTATCAAAATGCACAAACTGGAAAAACATTAAATGACATTAATCTTTCTAAGTTAGCACAACATAGAGATGAATTAGCTAATGTTAATTCTCCAGAAGATGCTGTTGTATGGGCGAAACAAGGATTAGATCAAGGTATTTATCCTGGCGGGGAAGCTCAATATCAAGCCACCTTACAAAATATTCAGCGAGTTTCTTCTGATCCTCTATTGTTTAATCAATTTAAACAGCAAGCCGCATTAGGTGCTACTAAATATATTGAACAGAATGCACCTAAATATCAAACAAATAATCTTGGCGGTAAAACCGTCACTATGGCGCTGCCTGGGCTTGGTGGCGCTCCAACTATGGTCGCCTCGCAAGCAAACAGCCAAAGCCCTGATAGCGCAGCTAGTAACGCCACTACGATGCGCGGACAGAATATGGTTGATGCTCGTTCTCGTCTTACCGCAAATCAAGGAAATATCCCATCTGGATATCGACAAACTTCTGATGGAAATCTTGAGGCAATCCCTGGTGGCCCAGCAATGGGAAATATCAATAAACCATTAACCGATAGCCAAGCTAAATCCGCAGGCTTTGGCGCTAGGATGCAAGCCGCAGATCAAACATTGAATGATCTAGCCGCACAAGGAACGAGCGTTTCTGTTCCTGGCAGTCATTCTGGCTATGGAGTTGGAGCGGTAGTTAATGCTTTAAGCCCTGCAAAACAGCAAAATCTCGACCAAGCAAAACGAGATTTTATCAATGCGATTTTGCGTCGTGAATCTGGTGCCGCAATTTCTCAAGGCGAATTTGATAATGCCGAAAAACAATATTTCCCTCAGTTGGGAGATAAGCCAGATGTGATTGCTCAAAAAGCCAAAAATAGAGCAATTTCGACTCGCGGTGTTTTGTCTGAAGTTCCAGGCAATCAAAGAGAAGACACAGTAAGTTCAATTATTGGTAATGGCGGTGCAGCATCAAACGCAGGGCAGAAAACATTCTCGTCTTTACCTGATCCTGCCTCATTGAATGGCAAGCGGATTCAAGCGCCAGATGGCAGTATTATGCGTAGTAATGGCAATAAGTGGATTCAGGAGAAATAATGCCTTATACCCTGTTAGATGACGAACCGGCACCAAAGCAAAAAGGCTATGTGCTATTAGATGATGTGCCAAAGAATAATGGTGTTTCTGATAATCCGCTGATCGGGGCTGGCATCGGCATGTTTTCTGGCGTCGGTAAAGCATCGCTCAATTTGCAAGACTTGGCAGGGAAAGGATTAAGTCTAATAGGTGCTGAAAAGCTCGGTGGCTCGTTATCCAAAGATGCGGAAGAAAAACGTCAAAAGATGGAAGCGTCCGTCGCACCTTATCGTGAGAATAGCCCAATTTCAGTTGGAGGTGGTGAATTGGCTGGAGAGATTGGCGCAACTTTGCCAGTCGGTGGAATCGTCGGCAAAGGAATTCAAGCCGCATCAAAGTTACCGATGCTTAGCCGATTCGCGCCAGAACTATCGAATCTGGCTGAATCAGCAACAACAAGCGGTATGCGCGCAGGCAATGCAACTGGTGCAACTGGGTTAGCTACACGCATTGCAGGCGGCGCTGCAACTGGTGGCGCATCGGCAGCATTGGTCGATCCAGATAACGCGGGAACTGGCGCGATCATTGGTGGAGTATTACCCCCAGCATTAAAGGCTGTAGGAGCAGCAGGAAAAGCCCTAGGGGGCGTTGCGCGTAAGGTCGCTAGTACAGGCGTCAGTGATGACGTTGCGGCACTTGCAACCCGCGCTAAAGAACTTGGTATTGATATTCCGGCTGATCGAATTACAAATAGCCGTCCGCTGAATGCCATCGCTTCTGGCTTGAATTATGTTCCGTTCAGTGGCCGTGCGGCGAGTGAAGAATTGATGAATTCACAGTTGAATCGTGCTGTATCTAAAACATTCGGACAGGATTCGCCAAATGTCACCATGGCACTGCGTAAGGCGAATGACCAATTGGGTGCGCAGTTCGACCACACATTGAAGAATAACGGCGTTAAATTTGATGACCAGTTATTGACTGATATCACCGATGTATATTCCAAGGCCGAAAAAGAACTCGGTAGCGATGCATTGAAACCTATCACAAATCAGATCAATGAATTATTTGATAAGGGAGCAAGCGGAACAATAGACGGTCAGGCAGCTTATAACATCAAAAAAACATTGGACCGTATTGGTAGAGGATCAAGTAATGAAGCCTTCCATGCGCGCGAATTGAAAGACGCTTTAATGGATGGCCTTGATCGATCATTAGGCCCAGATCAAGCGGCAGCATTCGCAAAAACACGCCAGCAATATGGGAATATGCGCGCCTTGGAAAAACTCGCACCAAATGGTGTCGAGGGAGAACTTTCGGCGGCACGATTAGCAAACATGCGTAATATCAATAATCAACCATTGCAGGAATTAGCTGATATCGCTGCGCAGTTTGTAAAACCGCGTGAAGGACAGCATGGCGCGATGCAGCGCGGTGCTGCGGCAGTTGGCATTGGAAGCATGACTGGATTGCCAGGATTGGCTGCTACAGCGGCAGGCGGTAGAGGTGTGAATGCAATGCTAAACAGCCAACGACTGAAAAGTCTGATGACTGGTCAGACGTTGGATGAGGGGAAACTGTCGAAACTATTGGGAAGCGATGCAGCGCAGAAACTTATTCTTCGTTCTGCTCCGGTGGCTTCTTCGCAGTAAATCCGATATAGAACTGCCAGACGAAGGCGATTGCGCAAAGCCCAATTAGTTTCCAGATCATGTAATCAGTAAAGTTCATGCAGAAAGAATAGAGAAAATTATGCCTACTGTCAATCCTTCAGCTTTTGGCCCCAAACCATTTTGGGTTGATGCCGCTGGCAATCCAACCGTTTCTTATAAGCTATTTATGTATGTAGCTGGCAGCACCAGCACGAAACAGAATAGCTATACTAACTCGACTGGATCGGTTGCTAACACCAATCCAATCATTCTGAATGCGCTCGGCCAGACGCCTAATGAGCTATGGTGGGATACATCGCTGTTGTATAAGGTCGTTCTCGCACCTTCAACGGATACCGATCCGCCTACAAACCCGGTCTGGACAGTTGATAATCTACAAGGGATGAATAGCGGAGCCAGTACGATTGCTGCAAATGAATGGGTGCTATATAGCACTTCTGCAATTGCTTTTGTTAGTGCATCATCATTTACTTTGATAGGTAATCAGACCCTAACATTTCATATTGGTCGCCGACTGCAATTCATGACATCGGCTGGATTCGTATATGGGCGCATTACAAATTCTGTATTTGCAGCATCTACAACTGTAACTGTCCAAATGGATGGCGCTCAAGTATTAGATTCTGGTTTATCTGCTGTCTATTATTCCATACTGACAAATGATGTTTTAGCGCTTCCAGAACGTATCGCATCTACGACCGGAACAAATACCTATTCCGCAACGGTCGGTATTGCAAGGTTAGTTATTGGTGATCAATATAAGATTAATATTGCGACTGCTAACAATGGAGCAGTTCCTCCAACATTATCTTTAGATGGAAATGCAGCAATTGCAATTCTTACTCAAAATGGATTGGTCCCTGGGATCGGCGCATTGAATGGCGCTCATGAAATTCGATACAACGGCATCAATTTCATGTTGCTCAATCCAAATATTATATCGCTAAGTGCTGGTGGTTCTCGGCAATCAATTAATTCTGGACCAGTTGATGTGAATGGATTTTTTGCACCAGGGGGAGTAACAGGTGCTGCTTCACTGACAACGACCGCGATTTCTCCATCAGCACCGCTGATTATAAATGCAGCAGGCGGGTCAACTACAACGGGCAATATCGGTGACCGTATCGGGGTAAGTAGCGCCAATCTTACTTTCACAGGGCTATCTATCAACGGCATCATGTATCTCTATGGGGATGTGGTTGCTGGTGGTGCAATTACGCCTGGATCAGGGACACTTGCTCCAGCTTATCAGCGCGGAGGAACGTTCTCGGTGACATCCGGGCAATTTACCTATAATTCTAATGTCAAAATGCAGACGGTTGGTACTGGTGCTGCGGCAACTCAATCGTTCCGTACTTATCTGGGCGAAGTCACTGTAGCGGGCGGTGTGGTAACCGCAATTATCTGGTATCGACTCAATAATAAATACGATTCTATCCCTTTTGCAAATCCAAACGTTTCAGGAGGGGTATCAAATTTTAACAGCAATATTGGACTCCCATTGAATATGATGAAACGTCCATTAGCTATGGCAACTAATCCCACTGCCTTGGATGGATGGAGCGCAGGTGCTACTTATGAATTCTTTGCCGGTAATGGATCAACAGTACCGCCAGTATATTTTCAAACACCGAATGTAACAACATTACAATCAGGCGCATCTGCTGCCAATGGTTTTTATTATCAGACAACACCAGCCGGAGCATTTCAATCTCTTCCGGCTTCTGCTGTCATAACAATTCATCTAGAAGGAGATTTGTAATGGATTATTTTATTGGGCCTGATAGAAGATTCTATATCAGTGGAGAAATGCCAGTTGGTGGCCGCATTGCTACTCAAGAAGAAATTGATTTCAATTTAAATCAAAATAATTGGATTGCTTATCAAAATCAAGCAAAAATTTTTCTTGAAGAAAACGATATAGTTGCAATTAGATGTGTGAAAGCATCTGTTCCTTATCCTAGTGAATGGCTAGATTATGATATGAAATTACGTACAATTGTTCATGCAATTTCAGGGGATGCGTCAGTACCTTTCCCACAGAAGCCAGATAATAGGCCAGCAGGTACGTAATGAAATCGGAAAATGTGATCTGGTCATTAGATCGTAAGGTAACAGTCGCTGGTGTTGTTGCCGTACTGATGTTAGCCGCTTCAATATTGGGTGTCTACATACGACAAGATACGCGTATTACATCAATGGAAATCGCTTTGACATACCAAAAAGGCGTCAATGATCAGTTGAAAGAAAGCCAGAAAGACATAAAAGTAGATACGGCAAGATCGATTGATGAAGTGAAAGGTTCCATTGATAAACTAAGCAATAAAATTGACAAATTGCTGGAACGAAAATAGCCACTTAACCATGGATGGAAACGAAAGAAAATGATCAATGAAAAATGCGGCATTGGCGGGACTGGTAATTGCCGCGATTATCGCAGGCTATGTCATTTTAAAAACAGCAACGGGATCAAGTGGTATTAAGGCAATCTGCAATGATGGGACGGTTAGTCTGAGCAAGACAAATCGAGGAACATGCTCTAAACATGGTGGTGTCGAACGGTGGGTGAACGAATGAGGATGATATGAATCTGAGCGAACATTTTACATTGGCAGAATTGACTATTTCTGAAACTGCTGCGCGCAATGGACTTGATAATTCGCCAGATGAAAAAATACTGGCGAATCTGAAACGTCTTTGTCTAACGCTGGAAAGCATCAGATCGCTCGTAGGAAAGCCGATCAACGTTACGAGCGGGTATAGGTCGTCAGAAGTCAATAAAGCTGTTGGAGGGGCTAAGGATAGCGCCCATATGACTGGATTGGCGGCGGATATCAATGTGAACGGTTATTCACCATTGCAACTCGCATTACTGATTCGCGATGACGGGATCGTTTTCGATCAACTGATCCATGAATATCAATCATGGGTTCATGTCGGATTGTCCGAATCACCTCCGCGCTATGAAACATTGACTATCCGCAAGGGTACTGGATATATGAAAGGATTGACATAATGTGGCCCGCACTGATCCCGCTCCTTGGCGGATTGCTCGACAAACTCTTCCCTGATCCTGCGGCGGCAAATGCCGCAAAACTGCAAGTTATGCAGATGGCGCAAAATGGCGAACTGGCTCAATTGAATGCCGATCTTCAATTAGCTACCGGACAGATCGATGTTAATAAATCAGAAGCCTCCAATTCAAGCCTGTTCGTGTCAGGATGGCGTCCGTTTGTAGGATGGATATGCGGAGCAGCATTCGCATTTAAATTCATTGGGGGGCCATCTGCTGTGTTTATCGCTGCTTATTTCGGCCATCCTATTACATTGCCTATCATGGACTTCACAGAAATGTCGACGATTTTGCTAGGCATGCTTGGAATTAGTGGATTACGCACTATCGAAAAAGTAAAAGGCGTCGCATAAATGTATTATCTACTTTATGAATAATGGTGTGATAATATTTCCTTCTAATCCATTGATGCTTATTTCCACCTCATCATAATTTGAATATATACCACGCTCTTTCCCATTCGGCATAGTAACTCTCCATGCGGTCGGCTTTGTATTGCTAAGAGCAGCGCGACGGCATAGCAAGCCATATTCGCGCATCTGGTCGGCCGTGTAAATTTCATCGGAATGCGAAGCATAAGGGTCTGCTTTCGGCAATTCCGGCAGGGCTTCTATATTGGTGTTGTCAGTCATGGCTAGCTCCCTGATAGGATATTGAATGCTGTTGCTGCCACAATTGGAACTTGCCCGTTCCCAATGGCGACAGTTCGGTCTGAGCAATAGGCCACCCCATGAGCCATTCGAGCCAATCCGGGTTTAATCGCCGACCAGGAGCGTAGTCGCCCAAAAGTCGCGGCTCCCATGCAAGGCTCGAACCGATTGTTGCCCCGCTTTTCCGTTTCTTGCTGCCGGATGCAACTTGCTCTGCTATTGACCGACTCCATCCCCGCTTCCCGCAGCTCGCATCTGGCGTCGGCCACAATCCAGATGCGTTCTCTGATGTGTGGAGCGCCGGTATTTTCCGCAGAAATAACGCCCCACTGCGCATCGAACCCCATCTTGGCAAGGTCACATAAAACTCTGTCAAGTCCTCTAGTAACGAGCATTGGGCTGTTTTCAATAAATGCGTAGCGGGGTCGTACCTCGCCAATGATCCTTGCAAAATCCCTCCATAAGCCGCTGCGCTCTCCATCGATGCCTGCGCCGGCCCCTGCTGCGCTGATGTCCTGGCAGGGAAACCCGCCAGAAACCACGTCAACAAGGCCGCGCCATGGTCTGCCGTCAAAGGTTCGCACGTCATCCCAAACCGGGAAAGGCGCGAGTGTTCCGTCGTTTTGTCGGGCCAGTAATACTGATCGGGCATAGGCGTTGTATTCGACGGCACAGACGGTTCGCCATCCGAGCAAGTGACCGCCAAGGATGCCGCCGCCAGCGCCTGCGAACAAAGCGAGCTCTCGTAATCCCTCATCATTGCGTTGCTGATTGACCATGACACTATTTCTTCTCCGTATCTGGTTGAGAGGCAAGGCCGCGCCAGGCCCGACGTTGGTTGACTGCTGGTATTGAATCAGCACCCCTATAGAGAAATTCAACCCCATTCCACCAATCACGCCCAAGATTGAATCCATGGCCGTAATCACGCTCATAAAATCCGATGTGAATCGGATTGCTGTTATAAAACCACTGAGTGACCGGCGCGATCACTTCGGCTCCTTTGCTGCGATGGCGACATCAATAGCAGATGTGAAATGGCCCGCAGCGGAACCCCACATGACATCGCAGCCTTTGATTGGGGTCAGATAACGCAATGTGAATTGTTGGCCGCCATCAGCACGCCCACCGCCCACGTGAAGTAGTGCCTCGCGCCAGCGCTCTGCATCCTTCGCATCTGTGGATGGCGGGGCGGCGTAAAGAGTGCGGAATTCGAAGATTCGATGGTCCATGTAGTCGCGTGGATCAGCGTTGCTATCGACTTTTTCAATCCAGCCGCAGCTCGCTTGCCGGTAAAAGTGGACCGCCTTCGCCTCTCCCAAACTAGCAGGGGCGGCGTAAATTTCAGACGCCTTTGTGAAGCCGTTTTCAAAGTGGAAATAATGGTCAGTTCCTTCGACATATCCGGCAAGTAACGCCTGATGCTTCATTGTGCGCGGGACGGCTGTTTTCTCTCCCACTTGTGGCAAGACAGCGGCAGTGAGTTCTCGAAATTTGGCAGTGATCCATTTCATCTGTTCAGGATGTGATAAACCACTCGGGCATAATGCATACGCTGACATCATTTCCTGCCACCCTGTTTGCTCTCCCCCTTGTTGTGGGAGGAGTGGGGAAGCAAGTTCCAGCGCAATGTCGATTGCCTTGCCAGCTAGTGAACCAAGCAGGTTAAACATAGCGTCGGGACCACCAATGCCATTGCAACCCATGATGTCATCCAGCGCTTTATTCAGATGGCCGTCTAGGCATATGCGGTTGCGTGCTTCCTGTGCGATGCCCGTTGGCTGCGGGTATTTTTCCTGTAGTGCCGCAGCCCATTGTTTCATGTCTTGATCGCTCACAATTGCTCTCCTGTCGGCTCTGCCTTGATGGTGGATGGGGTGGCAGCAAACTCCCAGTCGTTCGTTGGCAAGCCCAATGTTTCCAGAATGCGCCGCACGATACCGCATTGCGTCCGCGCTTCTTGTTTCCAGATGCCGGCCTGCTGGCGAACATGCTCGATAGCTGTCTGCAACCGCACCAATTCGGCGTTATCGCTTGCCGCCACCAATGGCGCGGAAGAAAGTAATTCACGGATCAATTTAGATGCTGCACGGTTCTGGCCTGAATGTGGGTGAGATTCCATGTAGTACATATCTTCTGGCTTTACGCTGATTGTCATTTTGTTTTATCCATAAAAAAAGGGATTTATGTGCACCGTCTAGTTTCCTAGTTGGTGGACAAAGGCCAGTAAGCCTCTGCACGACGCACATAAATCCCTACTGTGTTTTATCGCGCCACCAAGCACATGCAAAATATATTACGGCTGATTTTTAATTGCAAGCTGTTTCGGTTCTGACCATTGAATATTCAGTTCTGCGCCAAGTGAATATAACCATTCAATGAAAACTGAAGCGAGTTTAGATGGAAACTTGCGCGTCTGTACTCCAAGCATTACAACGCCTTCACCACGCAATGATGGTGCCATTTCTGATACGCCCATCTTCGCCCATAGATCAGCAAAGTCTGAATCGTTGACTGTATCGCGGCGAAATTGATCGACTAGGATTCGCTTCATGTCATCCAGCTTCCATTCTTTATTACAATGTCTGTATTGCTTGGCAATATCGCCGATCATGGCATGGTAGCATTCCTCTTGCTCCCGGCTCTTTGATGGCAGCGGGCAATCAATCACCATCCGTAAAGGCCGATCTTCATCCAGCGGCACGCGTTGTAAAACTTCTATCGCACGCTGGCGCTGTAATTCAGAACGAAATAGAATTGGACCTTGATGGAAGTCAAGTGTGTTCATGCTTTAGGCCAAAGTACATTGCGTAAATCTTGACGTTGCTTCGCCAGCGATTCCAATTCAATCGTAATATCAGCCGCTTCGTTCAGATGAAAGCGAATACCGGATAAAGTCGCTTGAATCGTTTCATGATTTGGCTCATTAACCGTGGCTGCTTTGAGCGCATCATTCAGATAAGATTGCACGATAGTAAATTTTTCGCGCAATGTTACTTTCTTATCTTCGTGGACAGTACGTAAAATGCTGTACTGACCACGTGCTTTTAAAGTCTCGTCGGACTCGGTAAATGTATGCATTTTACATCCAGTCAGGAATACCACCATCGCCTGTCTGTTGACTATCAGGCTGGCGCTGGCGGCCTGATACGCGCTTATCGCGAATAGGCCGCGCCATTAATGATTCGATAATGCGTGGAAGTTTTTCAGGTGTCGTTTTATTTGCCAATACTTCGGATGCTGTAAGTTCTGTATCCGCTTGAAAAACACCGTATAGGATCACGCGATCTTTGTCAGCACCATGCTGGTCAGTGTAGATTTCCTTTTGCAACAGGAAGCCAATATCACGCCCCATTAGCGATGGATAGCCTTCTGCTGTGCGTTGTTCGCGCTGTTTCGTAGATGTATCATATTTTTCAAAATTGATTGGGCCGTCTTGAGCTTCGCGCAATTTCAAAACAGCAAGAATTGCATTGACCATTTTCAGTGATGGTAGATCATCGCCCGATGCATTGATCGTGTATAGATCGAGATAGTCAGCCGTTTGTCCATCATATGATTTAAATGAAATTCCAAGACCCTGTGTTCCGTTGCCAGAGAGAAGTTTTTCGGCGCGTGTAATCTTGCCGATATATTTTCCTGTATCGCGAATGCCAGTAGCGATATTGTCAGCAGATGAAGCCGATTGAGCATTGAGTTTCAGAGACATTTTTATTCCTTTGGTTGAGTAAAATAATCAACGATTGCAGCATCGACAATCGCGAGGTCATTATCGATATGATCAGTTTCAAACATATCGGCGGGAGTTTTTACGGTATCGCTACCGTTATTTTTGGTGCTAAAAACATTGACGCCGTTAATAACGTGAGTACGTAATACGATTGTCACCAATCCCTCAATGGTGATTTTTTCGTCTAGCAGCTTGCCGATTGTTTTAATCTTGGTATGGCCGCTTTCGTCTGTCTGTGTATGCGACAGAATATAGACGCGTTTATCGTCGGATAGGTTAGCGGAAGCAGTCAAAATATCCCATGCGAAACGGGCAATTTCATTGTATTTTGTGAAAGCAGCAGCCCCAGTTTCCTTATCTAAGACGCGGCGCATGAACTCGTTGCTCATGGTGTATTGAAAGTCATCCAACACAATTATTTTTTTCTTAGTGCGCTGCATTGCCTTCACAATTACATCACTTTTATCGGTGACGTAGATCGATCCATCAGGATTATCTTTTGTTAGGATAGACCAGTGTTTAGCTTTGAAAGGAAGTGGCTTTTTAACAGCTTGAATCAGCAATGTATCTGCCGGATTGAGATTGCGCAGACTAAAAGTCTTTCCTGCGCCAGATTCGCCTAATACGATGGTTGCAATACTCATAATCAGTAGCCTCTAAGTCAGTAAAATTTAATAAGTCGATAAATCAGATAACAATATACAGCAGCAAAATTAAAATTTCAAATTATGTTTTTTTGCATATGCTTGCAGCGCAGCAGGATCATACTTAGGGAAATAGGCCGATGAAATTACTTTCGTTTCAATGTGATTCAACGGAGGAATCCCGTTTGATTTTCTCCATTCATCCACATTCACGCCAAGTGCGCTAATGATTGGTTTCTTTTCATCGCTCATTTTTTATCCCTCGTAGTTGAAACCGGCTCCGACATCTGCGCAATCGCAGAATCGGAAAATTTGGTGAACAGACGTGCTTTCATCTTTGCTTCCTGGTAGCGCTGCTGTTTTTCATCAGCGGCAGCATCCAGCACCGGAACGCGAATCACAGCGATCACCACTAAGCCCAGGACAATACCAGACACGAAGATACCAATGAGGTTGCGCCAGGTCATACCATCACCCAGTCGATTATTGCAATGATCAACAGCACCACAGTGATGCATATCCATTCAGGAATGCAGTTTATGAGGCGGATCATAGGAATGTCCCATTCATCAGGTCATGCATAATACTGGCAACGCCAGTCAACATCAGGAACAGGGCGAAGACAACCATGACGATTTCATTAGCGTTCATTTTGTTTGAATCCCCCTAACAAATTCCCGTTGATCTTCTTCCGCAGTTTCAGCGGCGCGCGCTTCTTCCTTGTCATGCTGGCGTTCACACCAGAGGATCATATCCTCCAGAAGAGATGACGATACAAGATTCAAAACACTGAACCGTGTCCCAGTGATCGAGACTTCCATGACATCGAATTCCTTGCCGTCGTATGTGCCGAACAGGTCCAGCAGCAAGCCATCATGATCGTACTCGCTAAACAATGGTGTACCAAACTTCGGCGATACCATTTCCTGTTTCTGCACCATCACGGTAGTGGCGATTGGCGGCTTTGGAAGTCCGTATGCTGCATTCATTTTTTCCCCTACTATTGATGGGGCCGAAGCCCCGGTTAGGTTATTTGTTGTTCAGCGAAACCAGATATTCAAGAATCGGGATCGCTTCATATTTTTCGGTATTCAGCGCATCAACTTTGCTCTTATCGAATGTTTCACAGATCACTTCTTTTGTCTCTTTGTTGCGCAGTACCCAGCTTGCCGTTTTCATGATCTGCTTTTTATGTGCGTTGCAATAAACAGATATTCCCACAAATCAAAATCGCATGTCAAGCATTTATGTGCGCAGCATTAAAAATAATTAAACGCAATATAGTGCGTGACAAATTAAATTAATTGTTTTAGTATTTAGCTCATGGAAAAACTCGAATACGTTCTGACGGAACTAAATCGTCGCAAAGGGCAACTTGGGGTTGTTGCAAAAAATACACATGTTAGCTTGCGAACGATTACCTATGTCATGAGTGGGCGCGATGTACGTGTCAGTACACTCGATGCACTTCATAAGTATCTGAAGGAAAACATTAGGAGAAAAATATTATGACATTAGGATATCGCGTTCCTGGAAGTGGCAATGCACCAAGCGCAGCATCCCTGCATCTTCGCAAGACGATTCTTACATTACTTGCGAAACATCCTGGCATGAACTGTCGATCAATCAGAAAAGAATTATCGAAGACTATGAAGCTTGAAAAATGTATCGTTAAAAATACACTTTACATGCTTGTCGCTTCTGGGAAGTTGTATTCGGAAAAGATCAATTCGCGCAGTTCGAATTATTATGTTAGGAAAGTTGTTACGCCGCCATCGATCAACAAGCAGCGGATTAAAGTCGTGCCGTCGAATCAATTGCCAAAATTACCAGGGCCAGTCTATCAGCCGATGGACTGGATGATGCACCAGTTGCAAAGAGACTTATGAGTCAGTCAGTTCTCGATCCTTGTTGTGGAAGTAAAATGTTTTATTTTAATAAACAAGATCAGCGCGTCCTGTTCGGCGATATCCGTGACGAAGATCACATTCTTTGTGATGGGCGTGCGCTGTCAATCAAGCCCGATGTAATAGTGGATTTCCGCAAGATGAATTTTCCTGATGGTGTCTTTAAATTGGTCGTATTTGATCCGCCACATTTGCGCAAGGCCGGTCCTCAAAGCTGGCTGCGTGCCAAGTACGGAATCCTCTCAGATGATTGGAAATCCGACTTGCGTCAAGGCTTCTCCGAATGCTTCCGCGTGCTGGCCACCGATGGTGTACTTATTTTCAAGTGGAATGAAATCCAGATCAAGGTAAGCGAAATATTGTCCTTGACCGATGAAATCCCATTGTTCGGCCATAAGTCAGGAAAGCGATCTGATACCCATTGGATTACATTTATAAAGCGGTAATAGGCCGCTTTTAACGAATAAGGAATAATCATGCTTAAGCCTCATTTATTCAAAGACGGTTGCTACTGCGCCTGCGCAAACAGCCGCTTCGATCATCATATACTCCGTAGCACATTCGGCGAAACACCGCTGATTGCGTTTCTCATGTGGCATAAGGCCCATAATTTATTTCATATCCGAAATAAATAAACTGAGTGCTTGTTTCAATACATTCCGCTCAGTCGTTACACGTTCTAGTTCTTGATATAAGCGGTCGTATTCTGCTTTGCTTATACCGGTAGCCAGTTGTTGATTTTGAACCACGTGGCTCTCTTTAATCCAGCGTGATAGCGTAAAAACGCTGATGCCAAGCGATTTAGCAACATGTGATTTTGTAATGCCTGGTTGTTGTGCCTGTCTTACTGCATCATGTTTGAATTCAAGACTGAAATTTTTACGCTTCATGTTG